AAGCAGCCGTTCAATGTGGGTGTGGGCGTAGTTTTGTCTGCGGGCGCTACGATGACCTACACGGTAGAGCACACTTTCAGTGATCCGTTTGACAGTGGCTTTTCTGCAGCGACGGCAACGTGGTTCCCCAATACGGGCTTGAGCGCCAAGACGGCATCGTCTGACGGAAACTATGCGTATCCTGTCAGGGCGGTGCGCCTGACGATCACCGCGTATACGTCGGGTACTGCAACCATGACGCTGATTCAAGCAGGTATGCCTGGAAGGTAAACTATGACCATTAGCATTGGTGAACTGCGAAAGTTCCAAGATACGTGGGGGCCGGTCATTGCGACTATCCCTGCGGTCATCAACATGGTTGAGAAGGAAGCAGACCTTAACCGTGCTTTGGTGACGAAGCGGCAAGAGTTTGAGGCTGCTGAGAAAAGCATTGCCTCGGCTTTTGAAGAAGCGGACAAGCGGCTTGAGAAAATCAATCAAGAACTTGAAGCGGTTTCCAAAGAGAAGCAGGCTTTGAGGGAAGAGATTGAAGCGTCTCGCACAAAATTTGCCGAGCAAGCAAGGCAGATTGAGGCTGACCGTGATGCTTCGCTGAGTCGCATTCAGGCGGCTATTGCAGACGCCCAAGAAAAAGCAACGCAAGCCATCCAAGAAGCAGAGGCAAGTGTTGCGAAGGCACAAGCCGATGCGGCGGCTCAGAAGGCCGAGATGGAAGCGGAGATCAAAGACCTTGAGAAGCGCAAGGTTGCAGCGGAAAAGGCGTTGGATACGCTGCGTGCAAGGCTGGGGTAAACCGTGTCGGTTTCTGGAGTAGCGCATCTATTCCCGGCAAACAGTTATTACCTCAACAATTTTGTTGATGGCGATCCGCTGTATGTTGGGAAAGTGACTGACTCCGGTGGGCGCTGGTTGGTTCAGAGGTTTAGCACGAGCACAGGTGTGATGGGGTGGGCTAACGTGTCCAACAATCCTAGTTACACAACGTATACATCCGCATGGGCGAACAGGTTGACGCTGACATATTCGCCGTTCCAAGAACTGAGTAATGTCTAGAGGTAACCAATGGCAAAGTCAATAACCACTTGCAACAACCTGTTGAGGCTGATCTTCAACGCCACGGCTTGGGCGAACATGGCGGACAACGCCGCTTCGTCGCCGTACACAAATCTGTACGTTGGCTTGTATACGGCTGATCCGGGCACCGGCAACAACCAGACCACCAACGAAACCAGCTACACAAACTACACCCGGATTGCGGTGTTGCGAACGTCGGCAGGTTGGACGGTTTCAACCAATACGGCGGTCAACGCTGCGCTGATCCAGTTCCCCCAGTGCGGTGCTACGGGCGCTACGCTGACCCATGTGGCAATTGGGACGGCTGCAAGTGGTGCGGGTAACGTGCTGTACGCTGGCGCGTTGAACAGTTCGCTGGCGGTTGCGTCAGGCATTCAACCGCAGTTCAATGCTTCGGCTCTGACCGTCACGGAGACTTGAATGGACCAGCCCAATCTTGCCAAGGGCGAGTTGCCCAAGTATTTGTGCGCTCAGTGCAATGAGCCGGTGTTTCTTGTGCAGCACATCGTCTACAAGCCCTGCGGGCACAAGGACGCGCCGGTCTTGGCTAACATGGAAGCTGCTTTGCGTGGCACCAGCGCGGTAACGTAAATGGCTATCAACTCGTTCAAAGATTTGGTTGACGCCGAACAGAACGGGCAGACGTTTTTTGGCGGCTTTCGTAAGGCAATCAACCAGACCACAGGTGCTGGCGCTTGGTTTGATGTGACTTTGAGCCCTGGTAATCCGCTTCCTTTTTACTACGCCTCTACGCCACTTGTTGGCGCTCCAATTGGGCAAGCAGCAAATGGCGGGATACCGCACAACCCTCCTGTAGCAAGTTTGGGGTACAAGACATACTTAAAAACACTGACAGTAGTCCCAATATCAATAACAGGTGTGGCAACGGGTCCGATGATCCTGATGGATTACCTGTTCTATTACCCGTTTGTAGACACAGGTATTACTGACGAACAGGTGCTTGACAACACGGCAAGTTTGACACGCTATACGGATGGGCAAGGCGTGAGTGTCATGGCGGTTCAGTTGGCAGGTATGCTGGGTATTGGGGGTCCAACATTCCGGTTTACATACATCAATCAGAGCGGTGTGCTTCAAACATCGCCCACACAAACTTGTGGGTCAGCGACCATTACTGGCGCATTGGTAACCGGCAACAACTCATCGGCTGCACGACTAAACAGTAACTACCCATTTCTTACTCTGGCTCCAGGGGATACAGGGATCAGAAGTGTTCAGAGCGTAACATTTGATGCCCCTGACATTGGCCTGCTCGCTTTTGTGCTGGTCAAGCCGCTAGAGCAGATCATTTTGCGTGAGGTTGCGCAAGCAGGTGAGCGCACCCCCGCCATAGATTTTTTTGATTTGCCAGTGATTGCAGACAATGCTTATCTGTCAATATTGCTGAACACTGGGCAATCCGCTTCAAGCCAAGCCTCATACATAGGCACAATTCAAACCGTTTGGGGGTAAAGCATGCCGCTGCAGTCAATGGATCAAATCATCTCTGCGATCACCGCAGGGCAGTTCAACCGCACGGATTGGAACAAAAACGCGCTGCCAACAACCGCGCAAACGGCAGGTGTTTGGTATGACCTCTCAGTCGGCGCAGGCAATCCGTTTCAGAACTCGACGCACGGGTCTACGACGAACCTAGCGTTCCAATCGCTGTCTGATACCACGACCACAACTGCCACAACGGCGGCGACAAGCGGCAGCATCTCGGGCACCACGTTCACCGACACCACGCACGGCACGGGTCGATTCACAATTGGCATGCGGTTGACCGGCACAGGTGTTTCGGCGGGCACGTTTATCACCGCGCTGGGTACGGGCACAGGCGCAAACAACGGCGGTACTTACACCGTCAGCGTTTCTCAGACGGTTACTTCGCAGACCATCACAGGCACCTCTGCCACCAACGGTTTGTACACGGGGGGCGATGTCTCGCCGTCTGTCAAGAACATCCTGAACATATCGGCCTACTCAGCCGCAGCGACCAGCTCACCCGCCGTTCTGATGCTGATAGATCAGGTGGCGATGTTTACCATTTCTTCTGTCACTACAACAGGCGCTCAGTCGTTTACGGGTACACAGACGCTGCCACGTTATGCAACGGGTGCGGGCCTACAGGCGTATATCGTGCCCTCTGTTGTGATGGGTGCTGGCACGCCGACAATCCAGCTTAACTACACAAACGTGGGGAGTACATCAGGTCGATTGACTCCTGCAAGCCCGGTTTTGCCAACTGCCACCACCACATCTCCGGTGGGGTCGGTCATCTATTCCGGTACGGGCGCGGGCAAGTACGGACCGTTCCTCCCCCTTGCGGCGGGTGACACGGGCATTTTGTCAGTCCAGTCTATCAACCTGTCCGCCACAATGACGTCGGGTTGTTTGGTTCTTGTACTGTGTAAACCTTTGTTGACGATACCGTTGACGACGGTTGGTGTGGCGTCGGAGCGCGACTTAGTGAATCAGTTGCCGTCAATGCCGAGAATTTTTGACGGTGCAAATTTGCAGTGGTTGATGTACGCAGGCGCAGCTACTCCTGTCAACACCGCCTACTACGGCAGCATTGATGTAGCCTGGGGCTAACATGGCTCTGATCGGCAATTACTCCGTCTACGACAAGCTGCCGCTGAAGTACGGCGGCGGGTCCAGCGCTATCACGGCTATTCAGTCAGGTAACCGGGGTAATTTTTCTCAATCAGGTCGTGTGCGTAGCCGCATGATGCAGGACCAGACCACCACGGCGCTGGAGTACTACGCGCTGCCGAACGGGGCCTACCCCAGCCTGACATGGTTTATCCCACAACAAGCTGGTCAGATCGGAGCAAGCAACCAGATCTATGGCTTGGGAAGCATCGTCGCCGATCTGGCGGGGGGCAGAAACGCTACTGCGGATCTGACGGGATCAGGCACGGTCACCAATGCGTTCCTGTCGCTGATTGCCGACCTGATTGCGTCGTTGACTGGCGCGGGCGACATTTCGCCCCCACCAAATTTGCTGGCGCTGCTAAATCTATCTGGCGATCTGACGGGCGCTGGTGCCATCACCGCCGTGCTGAATGCGTTTGCTTCTGTACAAGCAGATCTGTCAGGCACAGGCACGCTAACGCTCGTCCCCTACGCCACTGGAGAGTTGTCGGCTGACATCACGGGCGAGTCTGTGCTGTCCCCGCAAAATTTGGCAGCGGCAGTGTGGCAAGCCCTGGCAGCGCAGTACAACGACAGTGGCACGATGGGCAACAAGTTGAACCTTGCAGCATCTGGCGGAGTAGACTACGATACGCTTGCGCAAGCTGTGTGGACCTATGTGAGCCGCACGCTAACCTCGGGCAGCAATGACTGCCTGACCCTCCCCCAGTTCCTGGCTCTGAAGGACTGATGATGGCTAAGTCGCCTGCTTGGACCCGCAAAGAAGGCAAAGCCGAGGCTGGCGGCCTCAACGCCAAAGGCCGAGCCTCCTACAACAAGGCTAACCCCGGCAAGCCTGGGCTCAAAGCCCCGCAGCCCGAAGGTGGCCCGCGCAAGAAGTCATTCTGCGCCCGGATGTCAGGGATGAAGGCCAAACTTACCAGCGAGAAGACGGCCAAAGATCCGAACTCTCGTATCAATAAAAGCCTGAGGGCGTGGAACTGTTAACATGAAACACGAAGTTTCTGAAAGCACAAAACATGCTGTTGACGCCCTATCAGTCGTTACAGTGGTTGGCACGCTCGTGGAATTTTTACCTGCTGTTGCAGCAATCTTTACGATTGTGTGGACCGCAATTCGCATCTGGGAGACAGAAACAGTTCGCGGATGGCGAGGAAAGAAGTAATGCCTGTCCAGTCTGAAAAACAGCGCAGGTTTATGTATGCTTCACTTGCAGGCAAGACAGATGTCTCACCCAGCGTAGCGAAGAAGTTTGTTGGTCCCAAAGCACATGCCGAAGGAGGCAGTATGAAAGAGTCCAAGGAAATGATGAAGAAGGAAGTGGCCTTCATGAAGAAGAAGGGCGCTCCGAAGTCCATGATCAAGCACGAGATGAAGGAAGCCAAGGGCTACGCCAAGGGCGGCGGCATTGAGTCCAAGGGTAAAAAACCCGCCAAGATAGTCAAGATGATGGGCGGCGGTAAGTGCTGAGGAGCCTGAGATGCCATTACCAGTAATTGCTCGGGCAGTAGCTTCTAAACTTGCCAAAGATGCCGCAAAAAACACGGCAAAACAGACCGCGAAAGAAGCGGCAGAAACATCTGCTCAGCAAGCAGCAAAAGAAACTGCAAAATTTCCGGGGCAGCGTTTAACGGGAACGCGAGCAGCAAAAGACACAAAAGAGCCAACGGAATACACGCCAGAATTGTCTGGTCGTATGCGTTATCGTCAACCAAGGGAAGATGAGTTTTTTGAAACTCGCACTCCTCGCATGAGTGATGATTACAAAAAAGGCGGCAAAGTTCGTGGCGGCGGCTGTGAGCGGCAGGGCAAGACTAGGGGAAAATTTGTATGAGGCCGAGCCGTGGCATGGGTGACATTCGACCTGAACTGAAGAAGCGCCGTGACAACACCAACTTTAAGCAGTACGCCGAAGGTGGTGAGGTCGGGCTCTATGCCAACATCAACGCCAAGCGCAAGCGGATTGCCGCTGGATCGGGTGAAACCATGCGCAAGCCGGGTTCTCCCGGCGCTCCTACTGCCAAAGCCTTCAAGCGTTCTGCGCTGACAGCAAAGTAAGCCATGACAACATCCGGCACCGCTACGTTTAATTTAGATTTGGCAGAGTACGTTGAAGAAGCCTTTGAGCGCTGTGGTGCTGAGTTGCGCACGGGCTATGACCTGAAGACTGCACGGCGTAGCCTAAATCTGCTGTTTGCAGATTGGTCGAATCGCGGCATAAACATGTGGACCATTGAGCAGGGTACACAAGTCCTGACCGCTGGCACCAATACCTACACGCTGCCCGCCGATACGGTGGATCTGATTGAGCATGTGATTCGTACGGGCGCGGGAAATGTTTCCACACAGACTGATCTGACCATCACGCGCATCAGCGTTTCTACCTACTCGTCCATCCCGAACAAGCTGCAGCAGGCAAGGCCGATCCAAATCTGGATCAACCGCCAAGCAGCAGCGCCGCAGTTCACCGTGTGGCCCACGCCTGACAATTCTCAGACGTACACGCTCGTCTACTGGCGCTTGCGCAGGATTCAAGACGCTGGTGCGGGCGGGACGTACACACAAGATGTACCGTTTAGGTTCATCCCCGCTTTGGTGTCCGGCCTTGCCTACTATCTGTCCATGAAGATCCCCGGTGCGATGGAGCGTATGCAGGTGCTAAAGGCGCAATATGATGAGGACTGGGATCTTGCCTCGACGGAAGACAGAGACCGCAGTGCAGTACGTTTTGTCCCAAGGCAGATGTTCATAAGTTGATCATGGAGGTTTAAAATGGCAGGGCCGTTGTTTGCTGTGGGGCGGGCGCTGCTGGGCAGCCAGCTCACCCAGCCGATAATGAATGAGATGGCGATTCGCGGGTTGGGTAGCGGAACGCTGAGTCCGGAAGTGGCGCGGTTGCTGTACAGCAACCGCACTCTGGG